GACCAGACTTCTTCTTGCCTTCCTGAACAATCAAGGTGCCATCAATTGCACGTTCCTGTTTCTGTTCAATCTGCTTCCATTCAAATTCATCAGACCATAAAAAACCGTCCTCTAATGGGACGGCTTCAGATGTTGCTTTGCGTACTAATCGCATAATTAAGAACTCTTTTTAAGCATTTCAAATTCACTCAGCAAGGCTTCCATGGCATCACCATCATTTGGTGAGCCATACAAAGTCACCGCTTTACCGCCCGAGTTAAATTCATATTTAACGGTTCTAGAAACATCATTAGAAGTAGTACTCGGAACAGGCGTACTCACATTCGGTGCAAGACTATTTACATCTACAGGCTTGGCTGAAGGACCTGTTGATACAAGACTACTGGCAGTCATCTGATTCAATAACTCATTAATCTTGTTGGTGCCGTGTTGAGTAGTTAAGCCTTTAGATGCTGCATTATTAAACTCGGCATTAATTAATGCTTTGACTGCTAGACTTCCATCCTTGCCGAGACCTTGCTCTTTAGCACTACGATCCGCCGCCATTGCTTCAGACCAGATAGAGCCTGCTAATTTCTCAGCCTCTTTATCGCTATAACCCTTACTCTTAAGCTGCGATAAAACATCGGCTTTACTGTATGAGCTATAGTCATAAATCCCCTTACTTAATGACTCGCCTTGGCGTTTCATTTCAGCCTTAAATTTATCACTTGAAGCCTTAACAGCCTCATTCCATGCCTCTGTTGATGATTTGGCTTCTTCACGTGCGATATTCCCTGCATGGCGATACCCGTCACCAATTCCTCTTGCAGAATTCTCAACACCGACATTGGCTTTGACCCACTCAGATGTAGTTTGAACTACAGCCTTACCTGTCTCGCTGATTTCAACGGTCAAGCCATGACTTGCAGCTTTAGCCTGCACTGCAGCAATTCGCGCTTTATCACCGCTAGCAATCGCAGCATTAAGCATAGTTGTGTAAGCTTGCTTAATACCATCAGCGGTAGCCTGTCCACTTTTACTTACTACATCAAAGTTTCTTTTTGCGCTTTCTGCCGCCTCATTAAGCTGCTCTTTGGTTTTTATCCCTAGTGCATTAAATGCTGCAATAGCAGGGTTTAATGCATCTGGTAATTGCTGTGCTTTTTTCTCAATCAGCCCTAGACCTAGAGCAACCTGTTCACCGGTGATTAAACCTTGCTTCTCAAGCTCAATTAGTTTGGCTTTTGCTGCATCCAACTCGACACGCGAATTAGCAGTATCGATAGCTTTAGACATACTAGCTGTTAATGCTGCTCCAGTATTAACTCCTCGATCTTCTAGCTCTCCAAGACCTTTTTCAAGAGTCTTAACCCCATTCATTGCAGTAGTAAAGGCTTCTGAACTCTTACCACTTAATTGTTCATAGCTTAATCCTGTTTTAGCAATCGCAGCATCAAGTACTGCGCCTTGAACCATGGCAGCGCCTTTGACTGAATTGGCATACTGAACATGTAGTGCACTCGCTTCGGCCTGAAGTTTTTCAATATCTGCGCGATACTTATCTGTTGCTGCCTTCCAGTCATTCCAACTAGCGTCTTGATTTGCTTTTTTCCAAGCATCTAACTCAGTCTGCTTAGCCTTGATCTTTACATTGGTTGCTTCGATTTGCTTTTCAATGTTGATAGGAATTGCAGCAAGTCGACCTTGAAAGGCAACAAGATCTTCATCTTTTAAAATGCCAGTCAGTGCTTTACGAATTTCCTCGCCCGATGCTTTACCTTGAGTTTGCAATGCAAGAAGTGCTGTAATTCCATTATTGATACCGGTGGTACTATCAAAATTAAATGATTTAGCTACACCCTCCAGTGCTTCTGATACCTTTTCTCCAGCTTTAACCTGTTTATCAAATTCCGCCACAGTGGCTTTAGATACTTCATTTAAACCTAGTGAAGCATTTTTAAGCATTTCGGTACGTGCAGCATTTTTCTCTTTTGCTGCGGCAGCCTCTTCCTGTTTCTTTCGGGATGCCTCTTCCGCGGCAATCCATTCCTTTTCTTGATCAACTAAAGATTTAGTACCTGTTATTTTGGAAACCGACCAATCGATGAAATTAGAGCCTTGCCTAAGAAGCCATTCGTCTGTTTTCTTTAGGCCATCAATGATCAAGTCACTTGCAAGCACTATCCCAGCAGCAGCTATGCCGTATGCTCCAAATCGAGATAGTACTGAAACAAGCCCGGCCTTCAACCCTCCTGCTGCGGCAGTTACTTTTCCAAAATTACCAGCTGCTGCCGTATTGGCAATAGTGCTAGCATTTGTGGCTGCTGTAAGCTGAGTCTTTGCTACAGCGGTCAACTGGGTTGCACGAGCATTAGCTACGTTTGCAGCCACGTTTGCATTAAGTGCAATGGTTTCAGCTGCTATGGCAACTTGTGCGCCTCTTGCTGCATTGGCTTTTTCCAAGAATACAGCAGCCATGCCTAAAGCTTTATAGGCTATAAAAGCTTGAGCTGCAGCTGTAAATGTTGTTACCAGTACATCTAGGTTTTCCGAAACCAGTTTAATAGCCTCAGCTACTTTTGCGCTTGCTCCAGATGCTGCATCAGCTTCGCCAATATAAAGCATCCATGCTGTTTTCAGGTTTTCAATGGATTGCCCCACTGTGATAGGCATTTTTGCGAATTCATTCTCAACAACCTCGGCTTGTGATTGAAGCGCCTTAATTACAACATCAGTCGTAAGTTGGCCCTGATTTGCCATATCGCGTAACTTACCAATCGTCACACCTAGGCCATCAGCCAATGCTTTTGACAACCGTGGTGATTGCTCCATCATTGAGTTGAATTCTTCACCACGTAGCACACCAGATTGAAAAGCCTGATTCAGCTGGGTAATAGCTGCTTCATTTGATGCTGCTGATCCACCACCAACAACCATAGCTTGGTTGATTAATCTGGTAATAGATAACGCCTTTTCTTGCGTGTACCCTAGGTCCTTTACAGCAGTATTTACCCTTGAAAATAACTCACCTGTTGCGACAAGGTTGGATCTGGTTTCAATAGCAATTTGCTGTACACCTTTTAGCGCCTGCTCCAGATTTCCTGATGTGCCAACAGCTAAACCAATACGAGCTTCTAAACTCTTAACCGCATCCGCAGTTTCCAGTAGCTCCCTAGCTGTTACCCCTATACCTAGTGATGCAAGCACACCTGTTAATATGCTAAAGCTGTTTTTTAAGCTCCCAATCTCATCTGATGCTTTCCGTCCAAGCCCTTCAATTCCATTTAACTCTTTTTCAGTTGAGTTCAAATCCCCATTAACTTTTTTTATTTCCGGAGAAATTAGACTTAACTCAGATTTAAACGCATTAAAAGCTCGATCTGCTTGCTGAACTTCTTTCTCTAACGAATCAATCTGTTGCTGTGCATTAAGGATATCTTCGGGTGTGGCGTTGGTTTTTGAGAATTCTTCAAGTTTCGTTTTTGCGGTGGATAAATTTGCTTTTAACAGATTTAATGACCGAACTGAATCAACCCCAAACCTACTGAAGCTTTCTGAAGCATTCGCAACACCAGCACCTGTACCTTTAATGATTTCAGTTGTTTCATTTAAAGATTTGATTAAAGCGGTCGCACGCTCACTAGCATTTTTGGGAATTATATTGCCAATTTCTTTAGACGCTGATTCAGCAGCCTGTTTTAACTTATCTGATTCACTTTTGATTGAGTCAAAAACAGCCTTCATCACTGTTTCTGAATTCTTTGCGGTACTGACTAATCCCTTGTTATCAGCATCCAGTATTAATTTGAATGTTAAATTTTTTCCAGACATGCTGACCTCTAAATTTTAGTCATAAAAAAACCACCTTTCGGTGGTTGGAATTTGGAATTAAAAAACTGCCACCTGGGCGGTTCTCTTATAAATTAGTATTACTTAACGAATCGATCCACAAATAACTAGGGCGCTTTGCAGTAATCAAGCAAGAATGTTGCATCACTCATAGATGATGAGCTAAGCATCGTGTTTGTATTTGATTCTGCTTCATTCTTCATCATAAATTCTAAAAAGCCATCTATGGTGTAGTTATAAGCATTTAATAAACTACCTCTCATCATATCTTCACAGATGGTTTTGGGTTGATGTCCTTCAAGATCTCTTTTAAGTTTCTGTAATTCCTGAACAGGCCCAGAAAGATCAATCCTTGGTGTTGCTCCAGCAACTTTAAGAGCATCGTTCCATTTCGCACTCAAATCTCTATAAAAATTTATATCCTCGACACTCATTTTTGGTGATTCAATTAATTTTAGAGCATCAGATTCTCTTAGGTCTGACAGGTTTTTCTGAAGATCTGCAACCTTTACAGTTTTATTTTGTTGGTCTATGTATGCTTGCTTACTAGCTTCAACTCTAGCCTTATTTTCTTTATTTTTTTCATTCATGAAGTAAAAGAGAGCCACTATAATGACGAGTGCACCTATTGAGATATATTTAAGATTCACAATCAACGCTCCCAGTTAATGCTATAAACAGCACCTTCAACGACTGTTATTTCGTATTTCACATTGTTGAGCGAATAAAAATAACTTGTTGCCTTATGAGGCCAACCATTACGGTCATGAATAATATGACTGTATGAAGAATCTGGATTGCCAAGCACATCAATCATTTTGCCGTATGAATTCCCGCGCTCTACAAAACCAGTACTACCCCGAACTGAATCAGTACTTACAGCATATGCAGATGTGCATACCGTCAACATAATCGCTAAAACAAGTTTTTTCATGAAGTTACACCCTCTTTTAAGAGAGAATAACAATTCAATTAATAAAAGTCATCTGCATATTATTGCTTCAATTCCTCAAAGAACTTTTTGAATTCTTTAGCATTGGCATGATGTGCTGATCGGATCACACTCGATAAATACTGCAGTTTATTCTTATGGTCTTTTTGCGCTGATTTTAAGTATTGCTCAAATGCACCATACGTCATATTCATAATATCTTCATGACGATGTCCGGCACTGATTAAGTACTGAAATGAGTCAAACCATGTAGCTTCGCTTGTCTGAGTTTTCTTTGCACCGCGCTTTGGTTTTTCATATTTGAAATAAGCATAGTTTACGTTCAGAACCGCTTTGAGCAAATCCTTAAAGGCTTGCTCATTGATAGCAAGTTTAAGTAGTGACTCGTTATCCAGATCGGTTACACACGTAATTGTTGAAATGACCTGAATACCATGAGCTGTAAATAGCTCTGTCAAAATCTCATCTGAATGATCTCTATCTTTAATGAAGTTTTTAAGTACTTCAGCATTTGTTGCCCAAATATCAAAGTCTTTCATTTGGATCTGGCGAACTTCAATACCGGTATCTAATACAGTAACTTTAATACTTCGGTTTGTGGCTAAGAAAAAATCATTCATGATGGAATCTCAAATATAAATTTCAGGTATTAAAAAAGCACCCTAAGGTGCTTTTATTTATACTGCTGCAGATTTTTTACTGGGGTTTGGATTATCTTTTATTAGCGCTGTATTTATGAAGGATTTGCTATGAAAAGCATGATGTTTATCAAACCACTCACAGAAAGAAGCCCGATCATCACTTAGCTCTGTAATAGTCATAGCTGGACCGCCTGACTTTAGGAAAACTACATCACCTTCTTTAAACTCACTCACAATACAACTCTCAATCCTTTAAAGTATTAGATTTATTTATAGCTGAAAATGTATTTTTTTCAAGTATTAAAAAACCACCTTTCGGTGGCCATAACTCATACAGATTTATATGTCAGATTAAATCGGAATAGTTGTAATGGTTCTTTGTAGGTGGGAAATAATTATCATCCCAAAAATTAAAAATGTCAGAGCAATTGTTGTAGAGTTATATATTCGCATTTATTCACTATCATATGTATAGCTTTACAAGATACCTAACTGTTGTTACAAAAGCAAACAACTTATTATTTATAAATAATTTTTTAGATTACCACCATAAGATGGTTTTCTCACCCGACTCTCATCAATAAAAAGGTTATTCAGGCGAAATAGGCACAAAAAAAGACGCTAATGCGCCTGTGGAATTCTTTGTGCCTGTAGTGGTTTACACTGCTGCCGGAATAGTCACAACATGACCATATAGACCCATGGTTGGATCTAATTCCTTCGTTACATCAGATAATGCCTGACCCGAAATTTCGTACTGACCCAATTCTTCATGAATCAATGGGAACGTCGTTTCTGGTGATTTTTTAGTTCGCCATAGCGTTACCGCTACATGCTCACCGTTTGCTGTATTAATCCCTTTAAAGAAGAGCTGATACTCTTTTTCAAAGTCTGATGCCAATGTTGTATGTGTTACCGCACCAGTTGTGTAGCTTGCCAGAATCGGCATGGTTAGATCGGCAACATCATTGAAAATCACAGTGCCGAATTTAGCATCTAGTGTGTACTGGTCATCAGTAAGAGTTTTTGGCGTGCCACTGGTTGAATCTTTAAATGAAACCGTTTTAAGGTTATAGCCATCCAGCTTGATTTCCTGACCTGCAACTACAGTACCGAGCGAAACATCTGCAACAGTTTTTGTAGGCACTGTATGCGTCATACCAGAAAGAATGTATTGCAAATTTTCAGGATTGAGTTCTTCAAGTTGTCCCGAGAAATTCACCGATGTGGCATTGATCATGGTGAAGTCAGTGGTACGTTGCCCTGATGTGCTTTCCTTGTGCTCTACCACATCAGCACCGATTTCAAGCTCAAACTCTGGTATGTTACCAATGTAACGCATTCCACTAGCCACACCATTCACAAGCTCAGATAAGTAAAACTTACCTTGCAGCGACATATAATTCTTTTTAGCCATTACTTTTCATCCCCTGTGGTTTTCTTGGCTGGAGCAGTTTTTACTTCAGGTACTTCCTGAATTACACCTTCTGCAGCTAATTTTTTAATCTGGGTATCACTCAACCCGCCAACGACATCACCCTTTTGAAAGCGACCTACAGGCTGTAATGCCTTGTATTGTTTTGCCATGAATGGCTCCTAAATAATGAGTTTTGATTCAAATACTAACGTGATGTAAACACACGTTGAGGAATAGTCTTCTTCCACTGCAACCATATTTAATGGACGGATACTTGACTCAGGCATCCAGCCTGATAAAAGCTTTAAAACTTTCATCGTTAAAATACCCACACGATCAAGTACTGCAGATCCATCACTGAGCTGTGAGGCTGCATGCCGTTCGCATATCGTAACTTCCCATTGCTGGTTCAACATATTTGCTGAAGAACGCCCTGCGTCATCTGACTTACGGACACGACGATAGTAGACTTGTGCATTTGGAGTTACCTGGGAAAGCTCTGTAACTTTCGCAGAATTGGCTGGTGTATAGATCTTTTTAAAATCTGTAATCTCTTTCAGCTTTTCTACAATTTCACTGCGGACCGCAAAGAAATTTTCATCCTCAGTCATCTGTTAAATGCTCCACAATTAAGTTTAATACTTCCTGCTCATCACTTTCAGTTAAGCCAAGGAATGGACGACGAGGCATGTTGATCTTGTATGCTTTTCCCATACTTTCCTGCATAAAATTAGAACGGGCTTTACGCACAAATTTATTACCTACCAAACCTGTCCGTTGGTTTTGTCTGAAGTAAGTACGGCGCATACGTGCTTCATAGTGGATCTCACCACCAAAGTGATGAATTGGCCCATACACAACATCCGTCCCAATCTCCACACCACTTTGGAGTACGTTGTAAGTCATTGAATCAAGAAGACGGGAGGTCTTTCGCAAGGTTGTACCACCCTCGCGTTGTACTCTCCCCGATAAACGCCATTTACCCTCAAGGCCTTCACCACGCTCCCATCGATTGCGAATATTGCTAACAACAGCATTACCAATTTTTCCAAATAATTCAGACTTACCTTGATCAAAAGCAGATAAATGCCCTAATGCCTGCATAACAGCAGATTCGCCATCAGCCTCAATCGATATCGCTACACCTGACATTCAGCCCTCACTTGATGCTTGGCATCTTGTCTAAGATTGAATCACCGAACACCCCACCTGTATAAGTGGTACCAATCGGCATAGTTGAAGGTTTGTTTTTTGGTTGTTCTTCGCTGACTTCATTTTGAGGATTCAAAATATTAAGAGTCGCCTTACCATCAGCAATCCGTTTCAAAAAATCAATTTCCGCCTTATATCGGTTTTCGACTTCTTCGGTCGGTTGCTGAAAGTAAAGACGGTAACGTGCAATATTGCACGCTATCCGCTTTAAGGTACTGGGTGTGCTTGGCAACGGCAGAACATAGCGCACAGCAATGTAGCTGTCTATTTCCTCCGATGCATCCTGCAATGCTTCTTCTAAAGAGTTACCTGCAGTTTGCATCATTTCCAGTTGCTGAAGCTCTCCTTCACCAAAACGCGCCTCTAAGTCATTTCGAGTAGCGTACATGAATCACCTATTTCTCAGATGGAGTGGCAGCTTTCTTCGCTTCAGCAGTCGCTTTTTTCAAAGCAGCCTGAGAATCAGCTACAGCCTTTTCAAGCTCAGCCACCTTGGTTTTCAGCTCTACTACTTCGGCATCTGCTTTGTCTTTTCCAGCAATAAGGATTTCCTCATTTGCCTTCAGCTCTACTACTTCGGCAGCAAGCTCAGCCAATCGTGCAGCGGTGCCATCTTCTTTAGGTTCTTCCGGCTCTTGATATTCTTCAATAGCTCCAGATGCTAAAAGGGCCTGAAGTTGTTTAGCTTCAAGCCCTGTGATTTCCTGCCCTGGTCGAAAGTGACCGATGGACTGTTTTGCGATGTACTTTGACATGTGTTTTCCTCTTAAACGAAGCCGCGACCGCCAACTAAGCCGTTTTTGTTATTTGGAACAGCAAGTGGAGATGATTCAGCGAGCATTTGAATGCTTGAAGGATTCTTTTCTTGCCATTGACCCAAATAGAATTCCAAAGCCTGACCAAACACTTCAACGTTTTGCAGTGCACAGTGTGCGATCCAACCATTAGCATCCGAGACAAGACCAAAGAAGTCTTCAGGAATAAAACGATCAGAGGCACCGCCCATATTGTGACTCACGTCATAAGTCCAGATTTCGAGATTATCGACAGTGCCACGGAATTGAGGCTTGTCAGCTTGGTCGAAAGTCGGAGTGAGTGGAACGCTAATACCTGCATATGGTGCAATGAATTTCTCTTTAAACTCGGGATCTTTAATCAGCGTGTTGTACACCTTAGATGTGGTCAAAGCCATAATCGGTGATGTACCTGAGTGCTCGATAGACAAGTCAATCATTGATTGAATATCTTTAACCGGCGTAGCGTTGGCTTGCCCCCATTTGATCAACGGCGCGAAGTTGCAAGCAGGGTTACGCTCATAATCCACTTCATACATTGGGAAATCTGCAGAAGCAAAAGTGGTTTTACCGTAGAGCAATACATCACGCGCAATCAGCAGCTTTCGGTTTTCAATCGATTGTCGGAGATATAGAGCCTTTTGAGCCTGATCGATAAGCAATAGATCCGCATCGGATAAACGATTAGAACCAGTCGCAATTACCCCGAATTGACGCAAGCGTGCAATAAGAGCTGTGTTCTGCACTTCACTTGGCATTACCGTCATCATTGGTTTTAGGTAGGCAGGCTTTACGAATTTCACGTTGCCAGACTCGCCTACTTTAATCTGACGACCAGCTGCAGTCGGAGTAACAAACGGCGCAAGTGGAGTTGCTGTATTTAATT